GAGGCAGCGGGTTCTGCCAGGCAAGCTCAATCTCAATGTCTACGCTAAAGCCGCCTAATTTCAACAGCGACTTGCAGACGTCAATGATCATCTCGCCATAGGTGCATCTCTTGGCATCGGTCTTTTTGAGTATGCTCATGAAGAAGAGTTCCATCGTGATGCCGCTCATCTGCCCACGCGGGAATGCCTCAATGCGCCCGGTGGCCACCGCCGGCACATGTGAGCGTTCATCCATGCTTGAGCGGATATCATGGCTGAATGCAATGGCGTTGGGCATGTCGCTGGTAATCTGCACGGCGCCCATCGTGCCGCCGTCAGGCAGCGATGCTATACGGCCAGGTGCGGTCGGTAAGTCACCATCGCCGCCGCCCGTCATGAAAATAAAGGGATGGCCGTAAATCTTGTTGACCTTCTGGATGTTGCTCACGGTGAAGTTGAGCGAGTCGTTCATGCCGATCAGATCCTCAGTCGTGTCAGGCTCGCCCCAGGGGTCATTAGGGAGTGGCAGGTTCTGACACATGTACATGGGCGGGAATGGATACGGCCACGGATACGGCTCACCTGCTGGCTTCCAACCCGTAGGTTTTGGATCCATGTACGGTGACGTGGCTACTTGCGTCCAGTGCTGAATACTCCACGTATCATCGTCGTCAGGCATGCCTTTGGCAGCGTTACCGTCCGGGTCGATACGGCTGATCTCTTCACGATAAAACACGTCCATTTGCTTGCCGTTGACCATCTCGCGGCGGCTATACTGGATGCACCACAGCAGCACCGTATCGCAATCTTGCGGCGCCGTTTCCACACCAACCACGATGGCCGGATCCACGGGAATCAGCCTGAACTTCTGCTGCTTGCCCGGCTTTTTTGCGCCGGGCACGATACGCAAAAAAGCGTTCCTGCCGTTTGCGCCGTTCATGGCGAGCTTCATGAGGAGCGGGATGCGCGTCTCTTTGCGCCCCCAGGTCTTGTTGAGGAAGTCTTGCGCCGCGGTGGGCGCGTTATCATCCACGCTGATTTCCAGTTCTTTGCCAAACAAAAAGTACACGCCAGCAAGCACCACCGGCGCGATACGGTTCTCCATCACGTTGTCGTCAAGCTGCCCTTGCAGCACTTCAAGTGGCTTTTCCAGGTCGCCTTTGTAGGCTTTCCAGGCGTCCTGTATGGCCTTGATGCGCTTCTTGTCATCGTCGGTAATCACATAGCGCGGCTGTCCGGCTTGCGGTTGCGCGGTCGTTGTAGGCGCTTGCGGTAACATGGTCTGCGTCATGATTTGACCTCAACTGGTAAATACTTAATTTCTGATGGCTCTGCTGCAAAGAGTGTGACCGAGCCATCAGGCGCTACTTCAAGTGGCCTTACATCTTTCCAGATAGGCGTATCATCTTCAAGGTTTCTCTCTTGAAGCACGGCACTTGCAATCTTTCCAGTTGCACCGTCATAGGTCACTGATGCTCGTATTTGCTTCATCTCACCTCCTAATACACCGGCCTGCTAAACGTGACCGTTCGCGGCTTCAAATCGAAGCGTGCGACGAGATACCTAGCGGAATCGACTCCGTGGTCAAACTCTTTCACCGGCTCTTCCTTTGCCTTGATACGCCCGTCTGCACCGACGCTCCACACGTACACATCGGGCTCTTCCTCCAAGCAGGTGGGCTTCTTCTGCTGTGCTAACTCAGGATCACGCTCAACTAAGCTATTGCGCATGACCATGAAGCGCGGCTTGCCGTCGCCTGCTGGCTTGAAGCGTGCTGCCAGCGCCTGAATACCGTCAAGCACGGCTTTGTGCGCAGCCATCGTGCGCAGCCCTAAGTGTCGCTCGAGTGTGGCGCGTCCCTCTGCATCGTGGTCGCAGATGATCTCGCGCGGCAACGGGTCGCCGTCTTTCTCGCCCCACCTGGAATAACGTCGTATGTCCGCAGCGTGATCTTCCACCAGCCGTTTTGTCCTGTAGAGCTGGCGATAGATGATGATCCGCCCATCGGGGTCAAGCGCGGCCCATAGACAACAGAAGGGGTTGGTAAAACCAAAGTCGATGGCCAGATAGCGTGGCCAATCCGCAGGAATGTGATGGTTGTCAATGACGTTGCGGCGTGCGTCCCAGGCATCCTCATACACCGTCCCTTCAGCAGCGGCCCAGATACCATAGCGATAGCGAGCGAGTCGCACGCCTGTAAGACCGCCAAGTATATCTTCAATGTAGCGGCGTCCATCCTCTGTCCAATCCTGTGTAACAACATCAAAATAGCGTGGGTTGTCTTCATGCCTGGAAAGCAGGCGGGTTGTCGTGCCCTCGTTCATGCGCTGGTTGAGCCAGTGCGTTGGCGCATCAGGATTGAAGTCCATCACGATATGCTGCCAGGGCACGACGCCTTTGCGCAGCCGCATACGTGCATATTCCAGGTGCTCTATCTCGACTTCTGTGGCTTCGTTGATGTACACGCCGTCGCACTCAAAGGACTTCAGGCGTGAGGGTCGGTCGAGTCCTGAGACAGCCAGAAAACTACCGTTAGGATAGATGTACCCAGGCGGCTTGACACGCGATCCTCCGAAATAACGCACACCCTCGCTCGCATTGAGGACATCGTTCTGATAGGTTGCCATCGCTGATCCTGCGAGATCGGTATTATAGCGACGTGTAACCAACCACTTAGCACCGGGATACTTGAGGAGAAGTACGTGGATATAATACAAGATTGCATATGTTTTGCCGGTTCCGGCTGGTCCATCGAGTCCTACCTCCGTATCGTGACACCTGCCAAGTTCGAGCGCAGCGCCCCTAAGCTCTGGAGCCTTAATATGTAATTCTGGCTTATCAAGCGTGGCTGTGGTCATCTAGTTTCCCCCGTCCACGACCGTATTGCTACCCAAATAACCGCTTGGAACTTCTCTCACCACAACAAAATTCTGATTTATGGTTTGATCCACTGGCACATCTAACCCCATCAGTTCCGAGATGCGCTTGCTGTAGTTCATGACGCGATCAGCCGCCCACATCCAGTTCTTGTCTTTCTCGTCCATCGCCGCCTTGTAACACCTGGCTTGCACAGTTTGCAGCATGTACACCTGCTGGTCGCGCAGCTCGGTCGCGTCGCGTGTGATGCAGCGGTCAAGCTCGCGCATTGCTGCATGGTGAGCGGCGCCGCGTGATGCATAGCCAGCTGCCGCTGCAACTTCGTCCCAGTTCAGCCCTTGCAGTTTGAGCTTCAAGGCATGCTGGACACGAGTAGCGGCGTTGACATCTCTGGTCGTTTCACCCCTAACGTTGTCAGTCTTGCGCTTGCGTGGTGGGTAGTTGAACTGTCGTTCTGTCATGGCCTTTTCACCGCCGGGATCTGCTGCGTGATGGGCGCGGCTTTGGGTAGTGGCTTCATGAACTTACGATCGAGCCAGCGCATGTGCAATATCGTGCCAGCGAAGACGCAAAAGAGCGCAAAGCCTCCACCAAAGAGCATGAGCGTGATAGCTGCACTCACTTCAATCATTCCTCACCTCGCAGCACAATAGCCTTGCCGAGCGTTTTCATACTGACGGTATGCCAGATATAGAGATACCAGACACCAGTCACGCGCACGCATGATGCAGCGTAGCAACCAACCGTGAGAGTGCGCCCGTCATTCATGCATCCTCCAGGACTTTGCGGCAGAACGCTTCAAACTTAGGCTCGGTCATCGTGACGATCTCGGCCTCGCTCATCTGCATAGCCGTCTTGTAGAGGATCTGCGACACGTACCTGGCGACGAGGTTGCGCAGCTGCTCATCGGTCAAGGCAGGCTTCGGGAAGGTGAGCGGTTGCGGCTCAGGTGAAAGCCCAAGGTTGAGCGGCTTGCGTATCGGGGTCGGTTCTTTGTTGCTCATGACACTAGCTCCAATTGCCTGGGGATTTCAGGCATAAGCAACGGTTGAGTCGTTTCTATGCGCTTACGTGCGATATCAGCACTATCAGGGTCAATTTCAAAAGCAATGAAGTCACGCTTTAATTGTCTGCATACTGCTGGTGTAGTGCCACCTCCACAAAAAGGCTCCCAAACGATATCACCAAGAGAGGTGAAGCAATCGATATAATAACGTGCTGTGCTTTCATCTTGACCCCACGTATGGAAGCGTTTATCTTGCCCACCTCCGACCCATATACTAAGGGTATTCATACGTGGCAATCCTTTGCCTTTGCTGAATGCCAAGATAGACTTATGCCGCGCTATAATCTTCTTTGCCCATATCATTGGCCCGAAACCTGTACCAAACGCTACAAAGTCCCAGTAGTAATCAAGGTGATTGCCCATTGCTACCATTGCCTCATATTTATGGAAATCGCCACAATACGCAAGGCAGAAGCCTCCAGGCTTTAATACTCGAGCTGCTTCTTCTGCAAGCCAATCATACAAGCTCATATACTTTTGTAGATAAGGCGGATCAGTGAAAATCAGGTCAATGCTTTCATCTGGTATTGACCTGGATAGTTCTCTTGCATCTCCACAGGTAATTGTATTTAGCAAGGCTTTCATATCACCTCAATCGTATCAGTAGACCCAGGCCAGCAACGGCAAACACCAGCAGCGTGATAAGCGTCGTGCTGAGAATGAGCCGCCACGTCTGCCAGAAATAGAACAAGAGTTCTGAGTACGTGATATAGGTAAGTTGCTCGACATAATTCACGCTCTCTCCCGCCTTTGAATGGTTTCACGAAAGCCACACCACTTACACCACAGTTGCGTATCACCCTCGGGGTAAATAGGTGGCGCATAATGCCAGTGGTATTTGTGGGCAAATCTCATGATGAGACGGTAGAGCCTACCCTTGATATTCATCCCCAACCTCTTCCTTTCGCATGGGTGTAACGCCGCTTGCTTGCTACTGCTCGTGCATGTTTTGTATGGTAGAACTTCTATTGATATAACTTCCAGCTTATACTATTTCAAACTACTTGACAGATCGCAAGAAAAGTACGCTGTTGCTTTCAGAAAGACCGACACTAATTTTTATTAGCGGACAGGCTAGATTGTTGATAAAGACCAAGACAGACCACTTCAACCTAGGTGTCATGCTTCTTCAGGTACTTTAGCAGGTTCACACACGCCTTCATGTGCCATTCTAAACTTGCGCAGTGCGCGGTAGTCGTTCTTGTTCAAGTCCAGCGATGCGCCACACCAGCAGTACAGAATTTTCTTGAAGCCTAATTGCTGTGTCGTATGGAACTGGTAGACTTGCTTCGTCGCCTGCTTGCTCATGGCTGTATCCAGACATAAAAAAGCAGACACCATCAGATTTTCACTGATAGCGTCTGCATGTGCTCAAAAGAGTGCTACGACACTTGAATGATGGTAGAAGCCTGGGCAGGGTAGCGGCATTTCTGTCTCCGCCCAATGGAGCTATAGCCGTTCGTACCCAGGCACTCGCTGTCTACCGGCAGCAATCAGTTAAAATGGGCGTCTGCTATGCGACGTTCCTGTGGGTTTTCTTTGTCGTGATCTCGGTACTGACAAGACGACAGCCGTTCACGAGGTTGAATATCTTGCCATTCTTGACCGTCTGACAGATGGCCTTGAATGGATACACAAAGCCATCCAGCACCGTTTCTTTCTTGATATCGGGTATATGCACAGCTTCGGTTTCTTCGGTGTTACGTATCCACATGATAAGGCTCCCACAAGATTACGTCAAGTCAAGTATAGTCGAAAGTGAACGCAGATGCAAGCGTTACAGCAGGAAGCCATCAGGGTCGAGCTGTCGTGTCTGTCTGGTCAGGTTGATGGGCTTGAGCTTTTGCGTGATGTATTTATTCGTCACGCCACTACGCTTAATGCCGCCAGGATGGGAGCGTATCGACCGGAGTTCGTGTGTGTTGACATCGAGCAATTGCTTGAACTTCTCTTCTTCTGCGAGCTTGCGTTTCTGTTGGGCGATACGAGCTGCCAGCCACGGGTCGGTATTCGGTGATTGCTGGTCATAGGCGCCTTGACGCGCGC